TTATCATGAAAAGTCTAAAATCACTTTACTATACAACCCTTTCGAGGTTTTAATAGAAACTATCTATCATTATTTCAGATAGCTTAATAACTAAGATATAGTGAGACGTTTAGTAGAAATTAGTTCCATCTGCTCCAGTCATTGGAATTAGATCGCGATGGGTTTGCATAATTGCAAAATCCAATTTACGATAAAATTTACCAAAATCTTTGGCAGCTGACCGGTCATTCTGAGTTCCCCAATTAAGGAGAGCCGGAACGATCTGAGGGCTTCTATCTGCAATCATCTTGATATCATCCCAGTTACCTTCTCTATTTTGGAATAGGAAAGTAGTTTCTTCTAATATTTCAGCTTCTGTCTTAACAACAGAAATTAAATAAAGATATAAACCCGGGTTAAATGGTAAAGATAACAGCTCAAGTAATCTAAGAGCTCTGCTTTTAACACCCGTAATCCGGGAGATGTTTTTGATAAAATCATCTTCCATTTTACGGTTTGTTCGCACTTTATCACGTAATTCAGTTATAAGAGTCTGTAATAGACCATTATAAAATGAATAACGTATAAGTAATGGATCTCTCATCTCACCATAGGAACACCAACTCAACACTTTCGTGTCTAGTTGGCCTTTGGGATGAAAGCATCCAGTTAAGCCGAACATCGTGTTTAATGCTAAAGCCATATGCGAGGAATAAGTTCCTGGCAAATTAGGCAATAGATTTAACAAATGGCCAGAAGTATCGAAATAACCTTTTTGGTGTGCTTCATACAATAGACTACCTAATGCACCGTGATTTCTACTACAGTTCAGGATGTTTCCTGGACCAAGTGGTGAGATCTCGCCATAAGGAGTAAGCCAACGTTTAGCAAATTCAACCACATCATAAGATATAATTGATTTACTAGGATTGATACCTACACCTAGTGTGTGCATCAGTTCCTGGTAGTGAACAGCGACTCTATCATTATTAATAACGATATCATCGCCGAGTACGCAGTACTGTCTAAAAGTATTTTTACTGAAGCCAGCTCTTATTGCAGCAATTTGTACTATAACATGATGTGTTACAGCCAACATTCCCCAACTCGAGTAGGCACCCATAGGTTGACCAACAGCGTATTTCACAAACGCCTCTTTCCAGAGGATGTTTGATGGAATACCATTCAGTTGATTAATTTTATACTTATCACTAAGTTTAAAAAGATCTCCTGAAATAGACCATTGGAAGTTCAATAACTCGGACCACAAGTCTCCTCTAACGCCTAAGGCATTTAGTATATCCACTTGTAGGGTTATAGGTAAGCGATCAGTTGCAGATGATAAATCAAAACATGAAAATTTGTATCTAGGATCTCTTTCTTTGTATAAACGAAGAAGGGGACCCCCTTGATCAAAAGTACCATCAATATCATTCCATTTACGGAGTGAACTGAAAATACTATCATGTAATGGTTTTAATGCAAGTTGAATCCACCAGTTTGTTATTGCAACAATTCTGGCTTTTCCAGCTTGATCATAAACAGTTGAAAGTTTACCCATTCTTAATGGAGCGATCATTCCAAACATTCGTAAGGTAAAATAAAGCGGCCCATATACTATTAATATAGTAATGAACACTGCCAAATACCAGTAGCTTTTAGTAACTAGTGCAATTCTAACAAAAGTTAGTAATTGACGAGGATATTCAAGAAATGCTAAAGCATCTAATGAAGATCCCCAAGTTGCAAATCGACTATTTGGACCTGCGGATTCGGAAATGAAACCTCTAAAGATCGAAAATTTAACCTTCAAATTCAATTTATTTAAAGCTTTACGAATGATTAAGTAATCATACGTACGAGCAATTCCATTAAAGGGAGATATAATACTCTCTAAAGATGGTTTTACAGGTACTTTAAATATTCTGAAAACGGAAAGTACACAAAGTGTAACTCTTACTATATTCACATTCCGAGCTGGTTCACGAAGAGCCAGCCGTAAGGATAGTGGAATTATAGTAGGAAGGCCGGAGAAGTCTCGTTTAACCCGAGGAATAGAATTATTCCAAAGAGTTTCCGGTTGACCTCCTAGTGCACGTATTGTTAATCTTAACACTTCTTTTAGATAAAGAAACGTAAAAGACCAACCATTGGTTTTAACCAATGTTACGATACGACTATTTAGCAGTTTAAGGAATTTAACACTACCTTTTGTACCCGTGATTATAGATGGAAGTTTAAAGAATGAATGTAACTCAGAAAGAGTTATCCATTCCTTTTTAACAACCTTCGATTGCCGCAATAGGTTAAGTATATTAAATATTTTAGTAGCTTAATTTATTAAGGTAATCCCATAATACGTTCTTTCATTTGGTCGTATACTGAGCTGCTAACACAGTTTTACGTACAAAGTTGCGACACTCTGTAATGATACACTTAGTATTATGGAGCAGTCATCACTGCCATAGCATAAACAATTATACTGATAAGGTATAATATGACTTGACCAAGGATTACTCCTTAGGAGGTTAGTGTGGATCTTATATGCAGAAGCATCCAGAATCGCTCTTTCGAGGGATCTGTAGCCCGTTATGCCTTGCGGC